CGTGATGTGTGTCGGGACGAAGAGGTTGCTCAACCTTTCTTCAACTCACACGAGACAAATATATTATGGCAAATGCTACTCCTAGCCGCGTAGGTCAGATTAATACTGCTGGCGACGCTAAGGCTCTTTTCCTCAAGGTTTTCGCTGGTGAAGTTCTCACCGCTTTCCAAGAGAATACTGTTACCGCTGGTCGTTTTGCCGAGCGTACTATCGCTTCGGGCAAGTCGGCTCAGTTCCCAATCCTCGGTGCCATCGGCGCTGAATACCATGTGCCTGGCGCAGAGATCGTCGGTTCGGCTGTTCCTGCGAACGAGATCATCATCACCATTGATGACCTGCTGATCAGCCATGCGTTCCTCGCTTCGATTGACGAAGCCATGAACCACTACGATGTCCGCGCTCCTTACTCGACCGAAATTGGTCGTAAGCTGGCTTACACCAAAGACAAACAGTTGCTGCAGTTGGCCGTTCTGGCTGCTCGCGGCACCGCTCCTGTCACTGGCGAACCTGCAGGTGGTTCGGTTACTTCCGCTACCCTGTTGAGCGATGCAACTGGTGAGGCGCTGGTCGCTTCTCTGTTCGCCGCTGCTCAGGCAATGGACGAGAAGAACATCTCCGAAGATGGCCGTTGCGCTTATCTGGCCCCTGCCGCTTACTACAAGCTGGCTGGCAACACCAAGATCATGAATAAGGATTGGGGTGGCGCTGGTGTATACGCTGACGGTAAGGTTCTGCGTGTTGCAGGTATCGAGATCGTCAAGACCAACCACGCTCCGTTCGGCGCTACGATTGCTGACGCATCGCTGGAAGCCGGCACGGGCAACAAGTATGCTGGCGTATTCACGAACACCGTTGGTGTCGTGGCTACCAAGGATGCTGTTGGTACCGTCAAGCTGATGGATCTGGCAATGGAGTCCGAGTACGACATCCGTCGTCAGGGTACTCTGATGGTCGCTAAGTACGCTATGGGTCATGGCATCCTGCGTCCTGCTTGCGCTATCGAACTGAAGACCGTCTAATCACGGCTTACTAATTAAGGGTCACTCTAGAAATAGGGTGGCCCTTTTTTTTCATTTATTGGATTGACTTATGGCCCTTACTTTAACATCAGAACTCGACGCTATTAACATCATGCTAGGGACCATTGGTGAATCACCGATTAGTTCTCTAGATGCAGCTACGGGTTTCGTAGATGCAGTCACCGCTCGTCAGATCCTGAAAGAAGTTTCAATTCAGGTTCAGGAGGAAGGCTGGCACTTTAATACTGAAAAAGATTTTGTCCTCACACCTAGCTCTGACACCGGTGAGATCTCGGTACCGTCAAACTGTATCGAAATAGACACCGCAGGATCCGACTGGATGGTCGATGTCTCCATCCGTGGGACACGCCTGTATGACCGCGATAAGCACACGTTCGTTTTCTCCAAGAGTCTCAAGTGCAACATGACGCTGCTGCTTGAGTTCGATGAACTCCCGCAGGCTGCTCGTCACTACATCTCTGTTCGTGCTGCCCGTGTATTCCAGCAACGTGTCGTTGGTTCTGACCTCCTTGGATCCTTCTCGGAGAAGGACGAGGTACGCGCTCGTGTTGCTCTCAAACGGTTCGAATCCAAGACCGCAGACTATAACATTCTCACAGGCAATTATGATGTGATGAGAATTCTTGATAGGTAATTATGTCCCTCATCTCTTCTAACATTCCGAATTTTGTCAACGGTGTATCTCAACAGCCCTTCACTCTTCGCCTGAGTTCTCAAGGAGAGATCCAAGAGAATGGCCTTTCGACAGTCTCTCAGGGATTGAAGAAGAGACCACCGACTCAGCACCTCAAGAAGATCCAATCGACCCCTTTGGGTGACTGCTTCATCCACACGATCAACCGTGATCTGACAGAGCGTTATCTGACGGTCATCACTGATGGTGATCTCAAGGTCTATGATGTGGCCGGCAATGAGAAGACCGTGGCTTTCCCAAATGGGAAGACCTATCTCAACAGCACCACGCCGGCAGCGTCGTTCGCTGCTGTAACGGTGGCTGATTACACGTTCCTTGTGAATAAGACCAAGACGGTAGCTGCTAACTCTTCGCTGACTGCAGCTCGTCCCTATGAAGCCTTGATCAACGTCAAGGCGGGTAACTACGGCAAAACATACAACATCATCATTGATGGTGTGACCAAGGGTTCCTTTACGACACCTGATGGATCGACCGCTTCGATGGTCAGTCAGATCTCTACGGACTATATCGCAGACCAGCTGAACAGCTCCCTGAATGCCAATGGCATCACCACGGCTAATGGTTGGACGAGGACAGTTGCGGGAGCCACGATCTACATCTCCAAGACATCTGCAGATTTCACGATCCGTGCTGAGGATGGCTTCAACGGTGGTGGTATGGTTGCCATCAAGGATCGCCTTCAGAAGTTTGCAGATCTCCCAGCCCAACCTGCCGTTGATGGCTTCACGGTGGAGATTACCGGCACGGGAGACACGAACAATAAGTTCGACTCCTACTTTGTAAAGTTCAACACCAACTACAGCACTAGCGGGGTAGGGGTCTGGCAGGAATGTCCTAAGCCAGGCATCAGCCTTGGCTTCACAGATGACTCTATGCCTCACATTCTCGTCAGAGAATCCGATGGCTCCTTCACGATGAAGCAAGCCACATGGGCTGACCGAGTTGCTGGTGACCTAACCTCCAACCCACAGCCGTCCTTCGTCACCCGCACGATCTCCGACATCTTCTTCTACAGAAACCGTCTGGGCTTCCTCGCAGATGAGGGAGTGATCTTCTCTGAGGCAGGCTCGTATTTCAACTTCATGCGTACCACCGTCACTGATCTGCTAGACTCAGACCCCATTGACGTGAACGCTAGTCACACCAAAGTGTCTCTGCTGAAGCATGCTGTCCCGTTCAACAAGCAGCTCCTGCTGTTCTCTGAGCAGTCTCAGTTCATCATTGATCAGAACGACCTGCTGACCCCTAAGACAGTGGGCATCAAAGTGGCTACGGAGTTCCCGTGCAACGTGGTGGCCAAGCCTGTAGGTGTCGGTAAGAACATTTACTTCGCAGTCGAGAAAGGTGCGTGGTCTGCCTTCCGTGAGTACTTCACTGACCTGAACAATGCGGCCAATGATTCACAGGACATCACTGGGCACCTGCCTACCTATGTCCCTGCGAATGTCTTCAAGATTTCTACAGCTCCCAATGAGGACATCCTTGTTGCCCTTACTCGTAATGATGTCAGCTCGATCTACATCTACAAGTACTTCTGGGCTGACAATGAGAAGCTCCAATCGTCGTGGTCAAAGTGGACTCTTGGTTCTGATGCCACGATCCTGAATGCTGACTTCATTGCCTCGGATCTCTTCCTTCTGGTCAACCGTGCAGACGGTGTTTACATCGAGAAGATCAACGTCTCCCTCGGAGATATTGGGGCAGGGGAGCCATACTTGGTTCACTTGGATCGTAAGGTTCAACTGGACTCCTCCTCTCTGACCTATGCCTCAGGCTACACCACGATCAACCTGACCACGCTGGGCTACACCCCTATCAACGGGGACTACCAAGTCGTCATCAAGGATCACCCTACCTACAAGGATGGGGAGATCTTCAACGTGATCTGGAATGGATCCACAGCACGGGTACAGGGAGACATCTCTGGTGCTGAGATTTCCTTCGGCAAGAAGTACCTGATGAAATACCAGCTCTCCACGATCACAGTGAAGAACCCTCAGGCAGGTGGTGGACAGAAATCAGATACCGAAGCTCGTCTCCAGATTCGAAAGATCTCTTTCAACTACGCTGATGCCGGTCTGTTCAATGTTGTGGTTACACCCCAAGGCCGTGAGGCATACACATACACATACTCAGGGAAGATCCTAGGCTCCACCTCGTCTACCATTGGTAGCTACAGTGTGTCTTCAGGACGTTTCTCTGTTCCGATTATTAGCCGGAATATCGGCACTTCGATTGTCATCCAAAATGATAGCCCCCTCCCAAGTTCATTCCTCAGTGCAGACTGGGAAGGCTTCTTCACCAAGCGAAGCAAAGGCCCAGCGCCGGCCCTCTAACATCTCTGTGGTGGTGACCAGCAGAGCAGACTGCAGAGAGCTTGCAGAGACCATGCGTCAGGAAGACAAGGATGAGATCTGGCACCTAGCCAGATTCAATCCCCTAGAAGCTCTTTATACTGCCTATGAGGCATGCCCCTACAACCGCACCGTCCTTCTGGATGGCAAGGTAGTGGCAATCTTTGGATGCTCTGGAATCAAAGGTGAGGTGGGTGTCCCATGGATGCTCGCCTCGCCACTCCTTACGAAGATCCGCAAGTCGTTTCTAAGGGAATGCAGGGTGTTTCTTGAGGAGATGTCTGAGGGTTATCCCCGTCTGTACAATGTCGCATGGTCCAAGAACACAGAGCACCTTATG